CCTTCTGGCGCAACAAGTTCAAGGAAGTGTCCGGTACGGGCGCAACCTACGCCACGCTCAAAGCCGCTTGGAATGAGCAGTGGCTGAGCCAGACGCGCGGTGTCGATAAGCCCGACCTGATCGTCACGTCTCACGACTTCTACACCATCTATGAGGGTGGCCTGCAGGATCTGCAGCGCTATGCCGACGCCAAGATGGCCGCTGCCGGCTTTACGTCGCTGAAGTACAAGGATGCGGCTGTGATCTTCGACAGCAACACCAACTTTGGCACCACGGCGGAAAAGGCCTACTTCCTCAACACCAAGTACCTCTATCTGATGGAGCATCCCGAAGCTCGTTGGACGGAAGACGACGAAAAGGTGCCGGTCAATCAGGACGCTGTTGTGATCCCGATTTACTGGATGGGGCAGCTTGCCTGCTCGAATCGCTCGCTTCAGGGCGTTGTGATTGACGCCTCGTGATCATCAATAAGGAACATCAGATATGACATTCTCTGCTGGAGCCCTTTTGACGGGCACTTGGACGTCCACCACTCTGACCGATGGCACCGCGCCGTCTGTTGGCGATCACTTCTATGGGTCTGGCGGCCAGATATATAAGTTCGTGCAGTACGACACGGGCGCAGGTGCTGTTGCGGCTGCCGCTGGTAACGTGGCGTACTACTACGCTCCCTCCGGCACGTCTGCCGGCGCCTATACGGTCGTTACGTCCGATCTTTCGGACTCGGCTGAGGTTGGCGCTGGTGTGCTGATGGCGGCCCCTGGAGACGGCGAATATTGCTGGATCCAGATCAAGGGCGTTGCCACGCTGACCACGGCTCTGACCGCTGGTGCAGATGGCGACCCGTTGACGCCCACGGGCGCCACGGACGGCACCTTGGACGTGACCACGGCTGCGACCGATCACCAGTGCGCTGTTGCGCTGGACGCATCGGCAAAGCTCGTGCTGTGCGATTTCCCCTTCTAAGGCAACGGAGGGCGGGGGTTTCGGCCCCCGCCTTCTTCCATGCGTCTGGCGTAGAGAAAACAACGAGGAAGACACAATGGCTGAAAAATACGGGTTTCGGGTGCTGAAGTTTTGGACCGTCTATCGCCCGAACGCAGACGGTTCTTTGCGCGAAATCGACATGGTCGCCTATGCCCCTATCGGCATGGCGCAGTCTCGGGTGACGGAAGACGCTGTTTCCAGGCTGTCAAAGCTGCAGCCGCTGGAAGAAAACAGCGAGAACGAAGCAGCCAAGATGGCCCATGCGCGCTGGAACTTCATCAAGCCAGCCTATGACGCATGGAAGACCGGCCAGGACGTGCCGACGCACGGCACACCGCTTTCGGCATGGTCCGGTCTTACGTCGGAAAAGGCTGAAATCATCAAAGCGGCTGGCGTGCGTACGGTCGAAGAGCTGGCGGAAGCCAATGAGATGACCATCACACAGATCAGGCTGCCCGGCATGATCCAATTGCGTGAGCAGGCCAAGCTGTTCTTGGCGTCTTTCGACAAGACGGCAACGGCCATGCGCTTGCAGGCTACGGAAGACGAGAACAAGGCGCTCAAGAGCGATCTTGAAGAGATGAAGGCCATGTTGCTTGAGATGCAGGGGCAGATGGCTGAGAAAAAGCGCGGGCGCCCGCCCGTTGCTCGTGAAGAGGTGGCCGCATGAGCAATATCCTGAGCCTTGCTGAAGACATTGCGGATGAACTGTTGATCCATAGGCCCGTCGGGCTTGTGGCTGAGACGGACAACCACGAGGCTCAGGCTATCCTGCGACACATGACGCGAACGTGCCGGCAGTTAGCTGCCGAGTACGATTGGGAGAAGATCCAGCGCGAACACACGTTCACGACGGTTGCGGCGGCTGAGCAGACCAGCGGCATCCCGACCGGCTATCTGCGTATGATCCAAGACACGGCCTTCAATCGGACAAACCGCGAAAAGGTTGGTGGCCCGATCACGAAGGAAGATTGGCAGCGCCGCCAAGCGTCCCTTACCGTCAACGTCTACGATGAGTTTATCATGAGGGGCGGCAAGTTCTATTTGACGCCCACGCCACCCGCTGGCGAGACTATCGCTTACGAGTACATCACCCGTTACATCGCGATTGACTCGACCGCGACCACGGAACGGCTGCGCTTTGAAGACGACGGCGATCTCCCCTATTTCGATGACGAACTGCTGATCCTTGGCACCATCTGGCGCTATCGCAAGGCGGAAGGGACCGACTATGCGGAAGAGAAGCTTGAATACGAAATGCGCAAGGCTGACCTCATTAAGATGGATGGCGGAAGACGTGTTCTGCGTATGGATGGAGGCAGCGCTTTGGAGCGCTACCCGTATCCTCCCAGGGTCCCTGAAACGCTAGTCTTTGAATGATCATACAGCCCCTGAGCCGCGCCACGCGGCGCATGAGTTCCACGGTTCGCCAGTTGCCCCCGCCGTATGGCGGCTGGAATGCGCGCGACAACGTTACGGACATGAAGCCTGAGGATGCGGTTGTCTTGGACAACATCATTCCAGGCGATAACGCCGTTGAAACGCGCAACGGGTATGAGGATTGGTGCACGGGTCTGCCGAGCACGATCCAAGCGCTGATGGAATACAGCGCCATTGACGGCACCAACACGCTGTTTGCAGCAACCGCAACGGCCATTTACAACGCCAGTTCGCAAGGGGCCGTGGGTGCGGCGTCGCTAAGCTCTCTGACCAATGGCCGCTGGCAAAACGTGATGTTTTCCACGTCTGGCGGCAACTTCCTGTGCGCGGTCAACGGCGCCGATGGCTTGCGCACCTATGACGGGGCGGCGTGGGCCACGCAATCTTTAACGGGTGTCACAGCTTCGACCCTCGTCAACATCACCAGCCACATTCAACGCCTGTGGTTCGCGCAGACGGGCACGCTAAAGGCTTGGTATTTGGGCGTGTCTTCGATTGCCGGCGCTGCCACATCCATTGACCTTGGGCCTCATTCCAAGCTTGGCGGTTACCTGATGGCCATTGCCTCTTGGACCCGTGACGGCGGATCTGGGATGGAAGACCTAGGCGTGTTCCTAACGTCTAAGGGCGAACTGCATATCTTTTCTGGCACCGATCCGAGTTCGGCGGACACATGGGCCAAAGTCGGCACGTTCAAGGTGGCTGAGCCCATTGGGCGCCGATGCTTCATCAAGGTGGGTGGCGATATCGGCATTCTGACCACGCAGGGGTTAATTCCGCTGTCTGGCGTGCTCAATAGGGCGGAATCGGCTCAGGCCCGTGTGGCGATCACGGACAAGATCCGCAGGGCGTTTTCCGAGGCCTATGACGACGCGGAGACGGCAGCGAACTGGCAGGTGCAGGAGTACCCCGTCGGCAAGCTGCTGATTATCAACGTCCCGACGGTCGAAGATACGTCATCGATGCAGTTCGTCATGAACTCCAACACGGGCGCTTGGTGCCGGTTCACGGGCATCAACGCCAACTGTTGGGCGCTGAAGGGCACGGATTTGTTTTTCGGCGCTCCAGACGGCAACGTCTATCGCTATTCGAGCACGACGGACGATGGCGCCAACATTGAAGGCGTGGCGGTTCATGCGTTCTCAAAGTTCGGCACGGACCGCACCAAGTATTTTAAGCGCATTCGCCCGCTGATCTTCGGCCCGACTGGCTATCGCCCGGCTGTGGGTCTGGCGCTAGATTACTCCGAAGAAATGTCCACCGTTGCAGCCCCTGCAGCCACCACATCAGGCACGGAATGGGACTTCGGCGACTGGGATACAACCGATTGGGCGCCGCCGTCTCGGACAAGTGCGCTGTGGCAGGCCATGCGCGGCGAAGGGTTTTCAGCTGCTGTTGTGATCGGCGTCAATACGCCTGAAAAGATCACATACAACGGATCAACGCTGCTGTTTGAAGTGGGGGATGCACTGTGAACCCGCGCATTGTGGATGGGCTCTTGTTTGGTGCTGATGAGGTGGTCGCCCGCTGGGTGTCGAAGATGGCATCGGGCGAAGGCAAGATTGAAGTGCCCTGCGTGGCCATTGGCTTGGTGAAAGACGAAGCGCTCGCCGGCGGCATTGTCTTCTATGATCACCGTGGAAATGACATTCAGATCGCCATGGCAGGGGCTGGATTGCGGCTTGTGCCCCCGCGCACGCTAGCACGGGCTTTCGGATACGCTTTCAACCAGTTGGGTTTGACGCGCGTTACCGCTGAAATCGCACTTTCCAACGAGCGCTCGATTAGTGCAGCGCAGCGGCTTGGGTTTGTGCGTGAAGGCGTCAAGCGCCGCGCGGCCAAGGATGGCGGTCATGTGGGCGTGTTCGGTCTGCTCAAGAAAGACTTCAAGCTAAAGGGATACCTCTAAATGGACTCACCCAAGGCCCCGGCGGCGCCAGATCCGAACAAGACGAGCGCTGCGCAGACCAGTTCGAACGTCAACACGGCTATTGCTAACACCACCATGGGCAACGCCAACGAGCGTGGGCCCACGGGAAGTGTCAACTACAACGTCAACGGCTACGAGACGATCCCAGACGGCAACGGCGGGACGATCAAAGTCCCCAAATACACCCGCACCACGACGCTCAGCCCTGAGCAGCAGAAGCTGTACAACCAGCAAGTGGGCCTTGGCTCGCAAATGAACGACATTGCTGGCCGCCAGTTGACGAACCTGGACAGCACGTTGTCAAAGCCGATTGATACCAGCAACCTGCCCGATATGCCGACCTATGACCGGCAGCACTATGAGGACGCGATTCAAGGCCGGTTGCAGCCGCAGATAGATCGAGACAGGCAGGCGCTGGACGCCAAGCTCGCTAACCAGGGTGTGATGCCTGGGTCCGAGGCCTACCGCGAAGCGATTGCCCTGCAGGACCGCGCTGTGAATGACGCGCGTTATGGGGCGGTGCTCAATGCGGGGCAGTACGCGGGGCAAGAGATGTCTGTTGCGGGCACGGCTCGGGATAGAGCCCTGCAGGAGCAACTGGCCATCCGTAACCAGCCGATCAATGAGATCGGCGCGCTGATGAGCGGCGGGCAAGTGACCATGCCGCAGTTTAGCCAGTTCCAGGGCGGGCAAGTCGCGAACACCGACGTAAGCGGCAACGCTTACAACTCGTACAATGCGCAGATGCAGGCCTACAACCAGCAAATGCAGCAGAAAAACGCAATGATGGGCGGCATTGGCGGCTTGGCAGGGTCTGTGCTGGCCGCACCAATGACGGGCGGAGGATCACTTGCGGGCGCGATGTTCGGGGGGCTTGGGGGTTTTTAAATGAAAACATATGACGTTGCGCTTCCCAAAGCCAAGAGAGGCCTAGGCGATATTGATTACCGCCGTCGCCTTGCTCAGCAGCTTATGAGTCAAGGCACGGACACGTCACCCGTGGGGCACTGGACGCAGGCTGCCGCGCGTATCGCTCAGGCAATCTCTGGAAGTCTGAATCAGGATCAGGCCGAGTCTCAGGACGCTGCTTTGCAGGCAGACGCCAACGCCGCGCTTATGCAAATGTTGCCCTCTATGACGGGCGGGTCATCGTCTGCCGGTGCGCCGCCGCAAAGCGCTATTGCTGCTGCGTCGCAGCCAGTCCAGCCGCTGTCCGATGAAGAATTGGGCGTGGCTAAGTTTGCATCACCTGGGCTTGCGCAGTCTGTGCCCAAGGTGGCGGCTGCTATGGCGCCGCAGAATATGCGCGGGGCGCCGGCGGCAATCAGGCATAACAACCCCGGCGCCATGTGGCCGGGTCCTTCGTCAAAGAAGTTTGGCGCGACCGGGTTTCAGGTCATCGGCGGCGGCAACAAGATTGCGACGTTCCCCGATGCCACAAGCGGGGCTGCCGCGCAGTTCGATCTGCTCAACCGCAGCTACGCCGGAATGCCGTTGAATGCAGCTATCCGGAAATGGTCTGGCGGCAACTCGTCTCCGCAGTACGTCGCCAAGATTGCGCAGAGCCTTGGCGTGTCACCAAATACAGTTCTCACGCCTCAGATGCTGCAGGACCCGGCAGTTGCGGTGCCACTCGCTAAGACCATGGCGCAATGGGAAAGCGGCAAGCCGTTTCCGCTCGATGATCAGAAGTGGAACGAAGCCCACAAGATGGCGCTTGGCGGCCCGACACAGGCAGAAACCGCAGCAGCCCAGCCGCAGCAGATGCAGGTGGCAGACGCTTCAGGCACGCCTGACCGCGCGACAATCGAACGGCTGTTGTCCAACCCCTACACGCGCGACATGGCGCTGAAGCTGATCCAGCAGCAGTCGATGCCCAAAGACAAGCCCATGAACGTGCAGGAATGGGAATATTTCCAGAAGCTGCCGCCTGACAAGCAGGAGCAGTACATCCGCATGAAGCGGTCTGAAAAGTTCTTGGACCTTGGCACGAAGTATCGCAATCCGACTACTGGAGAGGATTACGATAAGGACATCGCAGGGAAGCAGCGGCAAGAAGAGATCGGAACGGCACAGGGTAAGCAGATTGCTGCAGCGCCGGGTGATATTGCAGCCGCGGATGAAGCCTTGGCGCTCATTGACAGTTTGCGTGTTGACCCAAATCGGGAATGGGGAACGGGCATGTCATCTGCCCTCAACTTCATCCCAGGAACGCCAGGAAAAAGTTTTCAGCTCAAGGTCAATCAGGCCCGTTCCGGCGCGTTCTTGACAGCTATCCAACAGTTGCGCGGCATGGGCGCCCTGTCCAACGCTGAAGGCCAGACCGCGACGGATGCCGTCACGCGCTTGACGACGGCGGACACAGAAGATGGATTCCTGAAGGCCTTGTCTGACTATGAGAAGGTCGTTCGCGCTGGCCGTGATCGTGCGTCTGGCCGCCTGCAGCCGCAATCTTCGTCTCCGTCGCGTCCTGACATCAAATCGAAATACCGGGACCTTGAATAATGGCACAGCCTTTCCGTCTTGAGGATCTGACGCCAGAAGCCCGCGCCGCCTACGAGCGGATGATGAACGGCAAGCCCAAGGCGCAACCGCCAGCGCCGCAAGCCGCGCCCGCTCCTGTCCAAACACAGCCGCCAACAGCCGACATCCCCAAGGTCAAGCGCAACATCAAGCGCCTGCTTGAGCAGAACGCACCAGAGGAAGACATCGACGCCTATGTCGAGTCCGAGGGCGTCACCTTCGAGCAGTTGAAGGCGCACAAATCGCAGCCGAAAGAGTTGGCATGGTCTGACGTGCCGGGGAAGGCCTTTGACAACCTGGGGCCGAGCGCAGCGCGTGTGGCCTACAACATCGTCTATCCGTTCCTGCACCCAATCGATACCGCGACGGCCTTCAAGAATATCGGCGTGGGCGCCGTGTCGAAGGCAAAGGGTAAACTCGGCTTTGATCAGGACCCCAACGAGAAGGCCGCTGACGAAGCCCACATTGACGCTGTGGGGCAGTTCTTCCTTGACCGCTACGGCAGCATAGAGGGCCTGAAGAAGACGCTTGCAGAAGACCCTGTCGGCGCCATGGCAGACGCTTCTGTTGTGCTCTCGGGTGGCGGTGCTGCGGCAGCGCGCGTGCCTGGCGTTGTGGGCAAGGCTGGACAAGCCGCTAGCCGTGCAGGGTCAATGCTGGACCCGATTGCAAACGCTGGTCGCGCGGTCAAGGCGACGGGCAAGCTGGCGTCCGAGGGCATCGGCCTTGCGACGGGCACGGGCGGCTTGCCTATTGAATACGCTTTCAAGGCTGGCCAGAAGGGCAGCAAGACGTTTGCCGACAACATGCGCGGTCAAGCCCCCATCACAGACGCGCTCGATATGGCGCAGTCTGCCGTGAAGGACTTCGGCAAGGCCAGAAGCGACGCCTATGTCAAGGGAATGGAGCAGATCAACGCCAGCAACAAGGCGCTTGATCTGAGGCCCGTTGCGAAGGCCATCGAAGACGGCGCCGGAATGGTCTACTACAACGGCGTTGCCAAGAGTACGGAAGCTGCCGACACCATCAAGAAAATCGTGTCCAAGTTCGAAGAGTTCAACGCGCTGCCGCCGGCGGCGAAGAACTCACCCAAAGGCGTGGACGCTCTCAAGCAGGCCATTGGTGAAATACGGCAAGGAACGCAACACGGGACGGTCAGCCGCACGGTCGCAAACAACGTCTACAACACGGCGAAAGAGCAAATCGTCAAGCAGTTGCCGGAATACGCTCAGACCATGAAGGGGTATTCCCAGGCGTCTGAGCAGCTAGACGACATCACCAAGACGCTGTCGCTTGGCGAACGGTCAGCGAAGGACAGCGGAATACGCGCGTTGACTTCTGCCATGCGCAACAACGTCAGCACCAACTATGGGCGCCGGGTCCAGCTTGTTGACGAACTGGCGAAGCACCAGCCGGAACTTCCCTACGCCATCGCTGGCCAATCTCTTAGTTCGCCCACCGCGCGTGGTCTGAGCCGCTTGCCGCAAGGCCTCACAGCGCTAGCCGGAGCGTCTACGTTTAACCCCATGGTGATCCCAGCCCTAGCGGCATCCTCTCCGCGCTTTATGGGCGAAGTCGCCTATGGCGCTGGCAAAGCCGCAGGCGGTGTCGAAAAGATCGCCAAGGCCTTGGGCGTTGACGTGAAGACAGCCGCTCAAATCATGCGCAAATCGTATGCCGCCAGCCAGGGCACTCAGCCCACGCTCGTAGGTTCTCAGACCGGCGACTATCCGGCGCCGTAGGCAAGCAACTTGTCAAAAAATCTTATGAGCGCTTCAGCCAGCACGCACGCAAGAATCATCTTGCCAAGAATTTCGTCGCTCATGTGGCTCCCAACTAAATCCCGGTGAGTAAGCGCATCATCGCATAAAACACCGCTTGAGCGATGAGACACGCCAGAAACGTGTTCATGAAATCCTTATCCATGATGGAGCCCCCTAAATGGCTTATAACGGCTCGGGTGTATATGCCCGGCTCTACAACTGGGTCACAGATCGCAACAACACTGTCAAGATCCGTGCCGACCGTATGGATGCGGAGTTCGATGAGATCGTTACTGCCCTTGGTAACGTCATCTGCCGCGACGGTCAAAGCACAATCTCTGCTGACATCCCTTTCAACTCTAAGAAGATCACAGGCCTAGCCGACGCTGCAGCCGATACGGACGCACTCAATCGGCAGACGGCAGACGCGCGGTATCAGCGCAACGCTGAAGACCTCACCAACATAACCGATTTGGCCGATGGTGACGAGTTCACCATCGGGGATGCTTCAGACAGCGGCAACAACAAAGCCGTCCTGTGGTCCGTCATCAAGTCTGAACTGCTGGCCGAGATGACCACGGGGTTTTTCCCGTCTGGAACGCTTATGCTGTTTGTCCAGACATCTGCCCCGACCGGATGGACAAAAAGCGTTGTGCATGACGACAAGGCACTGCGCGTCACAAGTGGCACGGCGTCCAGCGGTGGCACCGTGGCATTTGACACGGCGTTCGCGTCAAAGTCCATCACGGGCACCGTGGGGGCTACGACGCTCCTAGAAGCCGACATGCCGTCGCATGATCACAGCATCACGATTAAGTATTTCAATGTGCCGGGCGATACAGGATCAGTGTCCTGTTTCGTGACGCCTTCAGAAACGATTTTTGACAGCACAGCCAATGAAACGACGGATGTTGCTGGTTCCGACTCTTCGCATACGCACACTGTCTCGATAAATTCCGTCAACCTAGACGTGCAGTATGTTGACGTGATCATAGCGACTAAGGACTGATGCATGGAAGCTTACACAAAGCCGCCGGCAGACAAGACATGCCCGCATATGGGCGGAAAACCGATGAGTGAGGTTTGCCCAGGCTGCGCGTTCTGGGTCACGGTTAGAGGCTCATGCCCAAACACGGGCCGCGAGCTGGACGGGTACCAGTGCGCAATTGTTGGGACCATGTTTATTGGGCTGGAGGTGGCCAAGCTTGTCAATCAGGCCGGCGCCGCTGTCGAAAGCACCCGCAACGATGTCGTCAAACGCATGAACCTTGGGCTTGCTACGCTTGCGGAGCCAAAAGCAAAGCCGGGGCTGCTGTCTTATATCGGGGGTAAGCGATGAGGGTTTCAATTATCGTTCCAAACAAGCGCGTGAGCGTTGACGGGACAGGCGTCAAGCTGAAGGATTTTGATTGGGCGCCCTATGCCGATATCAGAGCCGTGCAGGGCTGGCTTGACCGGGACCGGGCCGAAGTCGAGTTTAAGGAAATAGACCCTGACGGTGACGGGCCGCTGCCGTCTTACAAGCCGCCCAACAAGCTCATCAGCAAGGCAGAGTTTGACGCGCTTTTTGGGCCTATTCTGACGGCGTATGCCGCTGCGGATAAGACGCCGCGCAAGCCACAGCCCCAGCTTGGTGACAGTGCACCAGCCAAACCGCAGCCTGTCCCGCCACAAGTGGCTGTGCTCATTCAGACCATGGCAAGCGAGCTAGACGCGCTGAAAGCCAAGGTGCAGGCGCTAGACGAACAGAACACGGAACTGCTTAGGAAACTTGCGGGGGCCTCATGAAAATCAGCGACGAAGGCTTGCGGCTGGTACGCTCGTTTGAAGGCTATCACACCCGCCTGAAAGACGGCTCTTGCGCTGCTTATCTGTGCCCGGCTCGCGTACCCACAATCGGGTGGGGAACGACTGAAGGCGTCAAGCTCGGCATGGTCTGGACAGAGGCAGAGGCAACCGCAGCCCTTTTGCGTGAAATCGCGAAGTTTGAGACCGCGGTCAACACCAGTGTGACGGTCGAGATCAACCAAAACGAGTTCGATGCCATGGTATCCCTTGCCTACAATATCGGGGTTGCCGGTTTCAAAAGGTCTAGCGTGCTGAAGCGGCTAAACAAGGGCGATAGGACCGGTGCGGCGCGGGCTTTCCACATGTGGAATAGAGGCGGGGGCCGTGTGCTTAAAGGCCTTGTGTCGCGGCGTGCGCGTGAGGCTGCGCTGTTTCTAAAGCCGGTCGAGAGGCCGGAAGAACCGTTCATGCCGCAAGCTGTAGAACCGTCGCGCGAACCGCCTAAGCCCGCGACGGTTGCAGTGGGCACATGCGCTGCCGGTGGCCTCGCCATGCCGTTCCTGCCGTCTATTCCAGCCCCGCCAGTTGAAGCGGTTTCCAGTGTTGCGGGATGGCAAACAGCCGCCGAAACAATGGGTGCGTTCGTTTCGTCGCGGTACGCAGTATATGCGATTTGTGCTATGATTTTCGTAACCTGGGTTGTGCCCGCGATCTCGAAAAAATGGAGCGCGCAATGATCCTCGCTTTTCTTGCTACTCCCCTTGGCCGGTACCTTGCCGGCGCTATGGCTGCGTTTGTTGTGTTCGGTGCGTGGTTGACCACTCGAGACTACAAACAGCAGGCCATCGGCGCGCAGAAGCTGGCGGCAAAGATGGAGAAAGCCTCAGATGAAAACGCGAAAAAGGCTGAAGCCGCTCGTCGCAGTGTTGACGCTCTTCCCCCTGACCGCTTGCGGGACAAATATTTTCGCGACAACTGACAGCGCGTGCAAGAGCTTCAGAACCATCAGTGCTAGCGTGCAGGACACACCCCAAACGAAGCGCCAAGTCATCGGGCACAACAGAGCCTATGACGCAATCTGCAAGGGCTAGCCATGAATGCAGAATCGCAAATTGCTGCAGCCGTTGCCGCCATACGTGGATCAAACGGACCCACGATTCATCGCATGGCGTCTCGACCAGCACAGCCAAGCCATCGAGCACCTCCAGGAATCCAAAATGGACAACCCAAGCGCTTCGCTGCTCCGGTTGCTGTGGGTGGGTCTGTCCGCAATCCTTGGCCTGATCGGCCTGGCATTGCCCGAAAAATCTGCGGATATCTTGATGCTGCTGCTCAAGTAGCAACGCGGCGCTCTGTTGAGATTGCAGCCGTTACGCTGCTCGTGGCCGGTGCGACCCGTGTCGCGGTGCACCTTGTTGAGCCGACGCACCCTGTCATCATCAAGCTGATGTACTATCTCTGAGGGCGCATGGATAACTTCCTTAACCGTCTCAACCGCAACCCATACCAGCCCATAGACAGCGCCTCTATCACGCGCGTTGACGAGCTTGGCAACGGCTACGACGATTGGAACAACCTCATTGCGCCTAAGTTCGAAGCCCCGGAGCAGACCTGGGGAGAAACAGCCCTAGGTGTCGCCACGGCTCCAGCACGCATGGCAACGGCTCTGGCAGGCTCCCTGAGCCCGTATGGTGCCGACGGCTGGCAGGTGCCTCCCATCGTGCACGAGGGCGTCAATGCCTTAACCGCAGTTGGTGACGCCTATAACTACGGGATGGATCAAGACGAGATCAATTCTCGTGCCTTGGGGATGGCTGGGTTTATGATGGGCGGCGGTGGGCTTGCTGCCAAATCTCCGGTTTCCAGGGCCGCAAACCTATTCCCAGACCAGCCGCGCGCCATGAGTGCTGATCTATTTGCGGAGGCTGTGCCAGCAGGCGAGCGGTTTGGAGCAAGAACCGCAGCAGCGGACCCGCGCAAAAGCAAACATTGGCCGTCATGGGGAGACCGCGAACCGGACCGGGCGGCGGCCCACGTTCGGGAACAGGAGGCCGCCGATGCGTGGTTCTCGATTGTTGACCCTATCATGTACGATGAGCGCGGCCTAAAGCGCATGGAGCGCCATGAGGCTGAGGCGCTAGCCATCGAGCGTTTTCCTGATGCACTCGATAAAGGATTTGCTTACAAGGAAGCGGCGAAAGCCTGGAACGAGATCGACAAGGGCCGGCCAATGACAGCGGCAGAGCAGGCCTGGTTTGATCTTGACCTTGCTCCGGGCCGGGCGCGAACATCCCGTAACGAGATCATGCGCGACATTGTAATGCCGAATATGATCATGCCAGACGGCTCTACGGGTGTTCAGCATATGGCTGCCGCCAATGGCCCCAAAAAGCTCTATTCCAACGCCTCTAAGGAAGGTGCAGTTCCTGCTATAGCAGGGGCTCTAGGTCAAGAGCAGAAAGGTATTACAGCCTACCATGGGAGCCCGCACGATTTCGACAAGTTCGACTTGAGCAAGATCGGGACTGGTGAAGGTGCGCAAGCCTATGGGCATGGGCTGTATTTTG